ATCCTCATTGCCTCTTCGCGTGCGTCTCTGTCGGACATGGCGCGAGGGGCCGATGCTTTTTGCGAAACCGTCGAATTCGTCAGCGTGCGCGGCTTGAGCGCTGAAGCGCTCGCGGTGCCCTGACTGGGCGAAACAGGCTTTTTCAAACGCGCCCGCCATGCGTTTCTCTGTTCTGCCCGCGCTTTCGCTTGGGCTTCCAGGTATTCAGCAATCACCGAATCGTCGGGGTATTCCCCAAACTTTCGGCGGTAATCTTCTGCGTGCTTGGTGGCGATGTCCCACCCGTGCGCGGCGATTTCGTCCGGCGTAAATTCATCCGTGAGGTGGGGATACAGTTCCGCGTTTTCGGCGACGTGGCCGATAAATACTTTCGTGCTCGCGTCCTTTGCGGCCTCGAATTGCGATTCCTGCTCGCGCCGTTTTACCTCTTGTTCGATGCGCTCGCGCTCTGACCGCTCCGCATCAAGGCGCTTTTCAAGCTCCTTAAATTTCTGCGTAACCGGGTTATGCTCCCCGGCGAGTCGGTCAAGGAAGTCTCGCAAATCGATTCCAAGTTCCCCAAACGCCTTTACAGGGTCGGACTCGATTAGTTTTAGTTTGGCCTCTCGCTGCTCGATGGCCTTCAGTTGCTCGGCGACGGTTTGGCGCGTCTGCTCTAGTTGCGCACGCTCGCCCGCTATTTCGGCCCGCTCGCGCGCGCTTCGCTGCTCTAGGCGCTTTGCCGCGGCGATTCGTCGCGCAACGCGCTCGTTTTCTGCCTTTGGCGCCTCGTCTTGCTTGTCATCATCCGTCGCTTCGTCGGACGCCTTCGCCTCTTGAACGGCGGACGCATCAACATCAGTCTCCGCGGGCTCTTCGGTTGCGCCTTGGACGAGCCGAATCGCTTCCGCGCGTGCAGCCGCGGCTCCTTCGGCGACGGCCTCGGCCGTGGCTTGGGCGGGGTGAAGTTCTGCGGGTGATGCGCTCTCAGCTCGAGACATTAGGCAGCCATGGGGGCCCCGTCGGGGGGCATGTTGGGGCCGCCTTCAAGGGGCGGCATGGGTGGCATGGGAGGGGCGATAAGGGCGCCTGTCGCGTCGGCAACGGGCGGGGAAGGTGGCGCCGCAAGGTCGGCAGAATCGGCCATGTACCGCCGCAACAATTCGAGCCGGTCCTCGGGCACGCCATCCAGGCGCGCTTCGTGGTAGGCCTCATTGACCAACCGGAGCGCGAGCGCGTGATTGTCGAATGGCTCGGGCGAGACGAATTCGCCCGTGCGGAGCATGTGTGCGATGTTGCGCTCGATAAGCTTGCGAGGCGCGTTCCGACGCTTCGCATAGGCTTCGGTGTCTGGGAAGTCGACGATGTCGAGAACGTCATCGGCGGGAATAATGCCCGCGCGAATCATGTCCTCGGCCCATTGCATACGGCCCGCAGGAGTCGCGGGTAGCATGGATGTCGGATAGACGCGAATCACATACAGGTCTTCCGAGATATCGATGTCTGACCACCGAAGGACTTCAATTGACCCACGGTCAACGGCGCGAACCTTGTAGTCCCCGCCAATGCGCTTGGCGCACCGCACGACTTGCCGCGCCGCTTCGATGACGAACTCTTCGTAGGCTTGGCCAACTTCCAAAAACCTTTCGGTTTGGATGTCGTTATGCGTGCGAAGCGCCACGCCGGAATCAAGGCCCGCGGGCTTTCGGCCGGTCGCGCTGAGTTGCGAGATACCGGCGATTTCGTAGGCTTTGTTGTAAAGCTGCCACAAGTGCGCGTACACATCGCCGCTAATCGCTTGCGGCGTCACGTATTGAGGCGGAGAGCCCGTGTACTTTACAATGCTCGCAAGGTCATTGTTGAGTTGCGCCGTTGAAACCTTGCTTCCTGCATCCACGAGGTAATGTCCCGTGATGAGGTGATGTGCGCGCTGAATTTGCAGCAGGAGCTTGTTGATTTCGGTTTGGATGCCGACAAGCTCCTCGGCTAATCCGACGCCGAAAAAGCCGCTAACAGGCTCACTCCAGCGCAGCACAGCAAACGGGAAGGGGCCGTCCCACGGCTCATCGAGCAGCGTGCAATTGTTGACGACGATGCAATGGCGCCCGGGCTCATCGTCGCACTCGCCAAGGTGCCATGCTTCGGTCACCAGCACTTGATCGGCCGTGGTCTGATAGGCGAATTCCGTATCTTCGCTATCGACAAGGGCGGCATCAATGGCAGAGGCGACGCGCGCGCGCTCTTCCTCGTCGGTGACATCACTGCCAGCGAAAAGGCTTTTGAGCACAAGCCGATCAACGTATTTGCGCTGGTACAGGCTTCGAGGCTCGCCGTAGATGCTCTCGCCGTCGTCGACGACGATTTCCCACGGCATAACGCGCTCGACGCACACCCGGCTTTCGTCCGGATAGACCTTTAAAAAGCCTGTGCCATACACGCACGCGTCACGAAAGCACTTCGTCAGTTGGGCGTAGACTCCGGATTCGTAAAACACGCCGCTGACAAACTTTTCAAGATTCCGCGCTTTTTCGCGGAGCTCATAATTGCCGCCTTCGGTAATAAACGTGGGCTTTGGCTTGTTTTTCGCCGCCACTTTGGACGTGACGGACGCAACCATGTTGCGAACCACGTTGAGGCTTAGGCGTGAGCTCGTTGGCAAGCGCCGATGCAGCGCGCTACCAAGGCCAAATCCTGGAATCTGGCTATTGGAGTAAAGCGATGCGTGCATCAGGTCCGCAGTTTTTCGGTATTCCTGCGCCTGCCGAATGCTTCGAACCACGCGAAGCACCGAATCGGCGCGGCGACGCGAATCGTAGCCTTCTGCCCACCATCGCAAGTCGGTGCGGTCGCTCACGCATCCCTCACAAAGGGCGTTGCGCCCGCGCCAGTCGCCCACAAGAGCGCTTCAAGGTCTGCCTGCTTCTGCTCCTCGCTTGAGGCCGTCAAATCGGAAATAGGCTCCCCACGATAGGGGTCGAGTTCGAGCGTCAAAAGGCCCGCGCGCATGACGCGAACGCGAAAGGCGAGCCCCGCGGACTCCGCGAACGCATAAAGCGCTTTCATCGTGGCGACGTCATCCACTCCGTCAGTGTGCCCTTGTTATGCAGCGCACGCTTTACGGTGTTTGGAATCCAAACCGCGTAACTCTTACCGTGCGAAACGGTATAAAGTAACCCTGTGAGGGAAAGCGCAATCAGGGTGGAACTTGGGATACCGTTGACCGTTGCGGCTAAGCTTGCGCGTGTGAGCAGGCCAACGTTAAGACTTTACGAGCTCGACCCCGATTGCATTCGCAATCCGCAAAAGCGCGCCGATTGCGAGCGTCTTTATTCCAAGCTCCGCACGTTGCTCAATTCTTTTTCCGATGAGCGCGGCGCTTGACAGTGTTGCCCATTGTTTTACGGACAATGGAGCCCGATGACCGCAACTTTGTGCTGTCGTCATGGCTTCGCTCGTATGCGGACCAGCAGCGCGGAATCGCGCGCCGTGCGTTCTTCAAACTCTACGAATCCGTTGTTGTGAATCTTGTCGGCCGCTCCACGGTCATCATTGCGGGGCTCGACGATGTGCCGGGCTCGATTCTTGGGTGGACTGCTATCGATAGCGATGACCGCACGCTGCATTACGTGTTCGTCAAGCCGCGATGGCGAAAGCTAGGGGTTGCAAAGTCGCTGCTAAAAGATGCCGCGCGTATCGATGTGATGTACACGCACGAGCCGCCTTCATGGGCCAAAGTGCCGGCTTCGTGGTCGTTTGAACCTATGGCCCGTTTCAGGTGATTCGCATGATGTTTGTATCCGCCGGGCTTCCGGGCAAAATTCGCGTAGTTCTCGACGGTGCGGAGTACTCGCTTGATCAATCTCTAAGCCTGTACACAGGGCTTCACGAGCTCGCCGCAAGGGTGAACGACGCGGCATCACAAGGCGCTGAATCCCCGCCGCAAGACACCGCGCCCGCCGCTGCCGACGGGGGCGCCCAATGAGCAAGGCCAACGCCAGCGCAGAGCATGCGGCCACAATGCTCTCCGATGTGACGCTCGTGCACCCGTTTCGAGTGCCAGGGACCAACGAGATGCATCTGCACCTCAGCACTCAGAAGGGCTTTAAGCTTGAGGACATCGGCGGGAAGATCCGCGTGACGCGCGAAGGCCGCATCGCGCTTGTGCCGTGGTCAAACGTCATTGGCGCCATCGAAGCGTAATTACTCCCACCATTCGCAGTTGACCCGCTTTTCGACGTCGGCTTCCCGCGCCTCCCAAAGCGCAGCCTCTTGCGCCGCGACCGATTCATGGGGCGTGAGCGCAAGGGGAGCCGGCGCCTCGTGGTACGCCGATGCCGCGCGCCACGCGTACAGCGCCGCGTCCGATGCATGGTTGTCAAAGCCGTCGGCTTCTCCGCTCCGGTCTTCGCGCCAAGGCAGCTCACACCACTCATCGATAAGTGCCTTGCATGGCGCACGCAGCGCCCGGATGCGCCCCCGCTCAAGGTCGCTGTTGAACAGCGAGATATACCCGCGCTTGTTGTGCTTTTCCGCGGGCTCTACGGGGATGGTAAACCGCGTGCGTAGCTCTTCCGCGAACGCCTTGCCCATCCCGCCCACGTCGCCCACGATGCGCACAAAGCGGTATTGCGCCTCAAGGCGCTGTACTTCGGTCGCGACGTCGCTAGGCCCCCCGCGAAACCGATAGCCGTGCACGACGTACACCGTTGGATCGTGGTCTCGCCACCCGAGCACCACAATCCCGTTTTCGTCGGCAATTCCAAAGTCCAGGCCTAGCAGGTGGTATGTGAGAGGCGGGGCGGCATCGGCGCCGTTGCGGGCGTCGTCGTAGGCATACACGAGGCCCCCCGAATCTCTCACCCACACGCCGTGTTCGAGCTGCGCACGCGTCGTCGCGTCCAATTCGGCGAGGCTTGCGCGGTACGCGGCGGCGTCGAGACTTGGGTTATCGGCGAGCAAGGCAGACACGAACGGCCGCTCTGGCGACGGCGTCGCCACGAACCGACGGCGCACCCATTCGTGGCCTATCCCGCCCGGGTTGGTGGCTGCGCGCACGCGCAAAGGGACGTCGACGCCGGCAAGGCGACGCAAGCGCGAAAAGAGGTACCTATACGGCTGTTCAGGGAACTG